AATAGTGCGCGCCGTACTGTCCGGCTTTCGCCGAGTCAGGTTGCTATAGCAAAAAAACTGGGCGTTCCTCTTGAAGAGTATGCCAAGTATGTTAAGGAGTGAAACAATGACTAAAGTTACTATCGACAAAGCCCCCCGCGCAACCCGCGATACGGAAAAGCGTCGCCGTCCTTGGACCCCTCCCTCACGTCTTGACGCGCCTCCTGCCCCTGAAGGGTTTAAGCATCGTTGGATCCGTGCCGAAGTAAACGGTCAACTGGACAAGGCTAACGTCTACAGTCGTCTTCGTGAAGGCTATGAACTAGTCCGTCTCGAAGAGTTGCCCGAAGAATATCAAGGCATGATGCCTACCGTTGATGACGGTAAGCATGCTGGAGTTGTTTCTGTAGGTGGACTTTTGCTTGCAAGAGTTCCCGATGAGACGATTGCAGAGCGCAACGAGTATTACCGTCGTAAGGCTCAGGAACAGTTACACGCTGTTGACAACGAGATGATGCGAGAAAACGCTCACTCTACAATGCGGATTCAGAGCCCCGAGAGGAGCTCGCGCACTTCATTCCGTCAACCCTAAAAAGTTGATTCTTTAATTTTTGTAGGAGCTACAAATGGCAAACGTAAATAAGCCTTTTGGCCTGCGTCCCGTTGGTAACCTGTCAGCCACTGGTGCTCAAAAGCAGTACGGCTATCAGATTGCTGACAACCAGTCCGGAGCAATTTATCAAGGCGATTTAGTCGTCGTATATGACGGTTACATCATTAAGTATGACCCAGCTACACACACTGCCCCAACAGGCGTGTTTAACGGCTGCCAATACTATGACCCAACCCGTGCGGGCAAACCCACATGGAAAAACTTCTACCCCGGTAGTGTTGACATTACACAAGGCATTATTGCTTGTGAAGTGTTGGATGACCCTTCACAGTTGTACTTGGTGCAAGCCGACGGTGCAATTACCCAAGCCAATATTGGCAAAAATGCTGATCCTACTGCTTCCACTGGTGGCAGCACAACGACTGGTGTTTCTGCTGGTTCTTTGAGCTCTGCCTCTATCGCAAAAACTGCAGCCTTGACTTTCAAGATTGTTGGTGTGAGCGATCAGCCCGACAACGAAATAGGTACCTATACAGTTGTTGTTGTTAAACTTAATCAACACCAGTACGGTAGCGTCGGTGTTGCTGCTGACGGAGCATAATCATGGCTATTACACGTTCCCAACTAGTAAAAGAACTTGAGCCCGGCCTGAACGCACTGTTCGGCTTAGAGTACAAGCGTTACGAAAACGAGCACGAAGAAATCTTCTCAATCGAGACTTCTGACCGTGCATTTGAAGAAGAGGTCATGTTGACTGGCTTCGGCTCTGCCCCAGTGAAAACTGAGGGTGCCGGCGTTCAGTACGACACAGCACTGGAATCTTTCACCGCTCGCTACACACACGAAACCGTTGCTATGGCTTTCGCGTTGACAGAAGAAGCTGTTGAAGATAACTTGTATGACCGCTTGTCAGGTCGTTACACCAAAGCTATGGCTCGTTCAATGAGCTTCACAAAGCAAGTAAAAGCTGCTTCTGTGTTGAATAACGGTTTCACTGGCGGCAACTATGCCGGCGGCGACGGCGTTGCATTGTTCGCGACTAACCACCCAACTGCTTTGTCTTCCAACTATGCAAACACTCCCGCAGTGCCTGCAGATTTGAATGAGACATCGTTGGAGCAGGCTTTGATCGACATTGCTGCGTTCATCGACGAGCGTGGCTTGAAGGTCGCTTTGACTGGCCGCAAGATGATTGTTCCTAAGGAACTGCAGTTCACTGCAGAGCGCCTGATGAAGAGCACTTTGCGTACTGGCACTGCTGATAACGACATCAACGCAGTCAAGTCTATGGGCATGCTCCCAGAAGGCTATGCCGTCAATCACTACCTGACTGACGTCAATGCTTGGTTCATCATCACTGATGCACCTAACGGCTTGAAAATGTTCGAGCGCTCACCTATCAAAACAGCCTTCGAAGGCGACTTTGACACAGGTAACGTTCGTTACAAAGCTCGTGAGCGTTACAGCTTCGGTTGGTCTGACCCACGTGGCGCTTACGGTTCGCCCGGCGCTTAATCCATACGCAGTTTGCGTACTAAAGGCCACCTTCGGGTGGCCTTTTTCTTGTCATAAAATTAAATTAGGATGGACTTGCAGCCGCTGTGGTTGCATAAATCTTAGGGGCACATCATGAAATTTGAAATGGAATTTGGCGTTTTTGGTAACAGCAAATTGGTAATTGAGACTCACGATTTTGACGTCATCGATATTTTTCAAAAGTTTGTGGAATTTCAAGAACATTACGGTTGGGCTGTTGAATACGAAGCCACGGCGGTGCTTGATGACGAGTTTGAAGACGAAGATGAAGATGAAATTGCGGCTGCTGAAGCAGAAGCTGCTAAAACAGAGTGATATTAGGGGGCCTCGGCCCCCTTCTTTTTGGCTTTTTTGTTTTCACGTTCGTCGTGATGGTGTATGCGGTGGCAGTTAGCGCAGAGCACAACGCACTTTTTGACTTCTTCCATAGCCCGTTTAAAGGCGCGGTATTTGATTAGTTTGTTGACGGAAGCTTCTTTTGTGCTACTGTCTATGTGGTGAAAATCCAACGTGGCTGGGTGGTTTTGCCCGCACTTAACGCAAGACAATGTAGCTTTAAAGCTACGCCACTCTTCTTTATATTTTTTAACAGAGGCTTTAGTTGTAGCCAATACTTTAGCTTTATTATTTTGGTAATACGTATTTGCATACGTTTTTTGTTTAGTTTGCTTAACACTCTTGTCTTTATACGGCATGCTGTATCCGGTACTTCCAATACAACGCCGTTTTTAAACCCCAAGGCTGAGATGGCTCAAACATTTTAAAACCTGTAGCTATTAAGCTATTAGCGGATGCGGGGTTTTCGTTGGTGTCGGTGATTACCCAATTCATGCCTAATGATTTGGCCTTGCGAATACGCGCTTTAATAAGCCTTTTCTGAAGCCCGCGTCCACGATGAGCGCGTACAACACCTGCCCGACAAAGATACATAGTGTCAGACCAACGACTAGAGGGAACAACACCAGCGAACCCAGCAGCCTCACCATTCTGTGTGTAAGCGACATACCAGTATCCTTGTGTGATTGGGTAAATTTTATCGTCGGGAAGACACACTTTTTGTAACCAAACGAGCAGTTGCACCACCTCTGGCTGACGGGTATCAACAGGGATGACTTGGTATTTCATGCTTCCATAATGCCAATAAATTGTGACAATAAAAATAATAGTTGCACTGCTCAAAAAGCCATGATATAAACACAGTAATCCGGGGTTATCCGGTGCATCAAACAGTCCCGGCTGACGACATACAGATTGATGCGCCTAACTTGTATGTAAGGAAAAACCATGGCAAATACCACGTTTAATGGACCCGTTCGTTCCGAGAATGGCTTCCAATCCATCACCAAAAGCGCTACCACTGGCGCAGTTACTGTCAATTCTTCTTTTGGTACTGATGTTGTTTTTAGCAATCAATCTTTATCAGGTGCAGGCGCTGTAAACGTCACCAATACGCTTACTTCGTTGACCACTACTGGTGCATCACAAGCACTGACATTAGCAAATGCCTCAGTAGGTGAATTAAAAGTTATTGTTCACACAGTGGACGGCGGTTCTGCCGTTTTGACACCTACAACCAAAATTGGTTTTAGTACCATTACTTTTACCGCCGTTGGTGACAGCGCCACATTAATTTACACTTCGACAGGTTGGGCCATTCTTGGTTCTCGCGGTGTGACTATTGCCTAATAGGAGACCATCATGGGTTTTCAATATGACGTAAAAGCCAAGACGATGACCGCTACCGGTGCTGCCGGTATTGGTCTTCCTCGCGCGCGTATCAAAGGGGTGTATGCCCTGTTATCCGCCACTGCTGGTTCCATCTCGTTTAAAAACGGTGGATCTGGTGGCACAGAACTTCTTAAGTTTGACACTCCGGTTAGCTCTGCTACAGGCAATATGTATGTTCTCATTCCTAATGATGGCGTGCGTTTTGAAGCAGATCCTTACCTCACTCTCACAAACGTAACTTCCGTTACATTCTTCTACGGATAAGGAGTCCAAAATGGGACGAGCAGCAAAAATGGCAGATGATCAGTACCAAGGCGAAGTTCAGCCCGGTGCTCAGAAGCAAGACATGGCTAAAGGTGGCGCTAAGCAGACCCCCCGCAAAACAGTGGCTCCTTCTGGTTCCACTACACCGCGTGGTGTAGGCTTGGCCCGTAACAAACCCTGCAAGATGTACTGAAATGGCTAAGTCTCCCGCTTGGCAGCGGAAAGAGGGCAAAAGTGCTAGTGGCGGATTAAACGCCAAGGGCCGTGCTTCTTACAACAAGGCTAATCCGGGTAAACCCGGATTAAAGGCCCCGCAGCCAGAGGGAGGTTCTCGCAAAGACAGTTTTTGTGCCCGAATGGAAGGCATGAAAAAGAAGTTGACAAGCGAGAAGACAGCCAAAGATCCAGACAGCAGGATTAATAAGAGCCTGAAGAAGTGGAAGTGCTAAATGGAATTGATGCTGTGGAACGCCGGCCTAACAGTTTTAATTGGTTTTGTCGGGTGGATTTTGAAAGAAAAGTCTGAAGAGCTTAATCGCTTGCAGATTCTGCTTAATCGCACCCGCGAAGAAATTGCCAAGGAATATGTTACAAAGGCTGAAGTTCACGCAGACATTAACCGTGTTTTGGATAGACTAGACAGGTTGGACGAAAAGTTAGACCGTTTAATGGGAGCAACAAATGCCCGCAGTCAGTAAAAAACAAAAGCAGTTGATGGATGCAGCGGCACACAATCCTGCATTTGCTAAAAAAGTCGGCATCCCACAATCTGTGGCGATGGATTTCAGTAAGGCCAGTAAAGGCAAAAAATTCAGAGAAGGTGGCGATATGAAATATAAAGACGGCGGACTCGCAAAAAAAGGCGAAGGCATTGCTAAAAAGGGCTTTGCTAAAGGCGGCATGGTTGCTGGTATGGGCCAATCGCAGGGTGAAACGCTTAGTCAGAACGTTAAAAAGAGCGTTCAAGGTGACAAGGTCGCCGTCCGTGGTGTCGGTGCAGCCCGTGCCCGCACAGCAATGATCTACTGATATGGCTGTTTCTGGCGTAACCAACTTCGATCTGCCGTTTGACGACCTCATCGCTGAGGCGTATGAGCGCTGCGGTATTGAGGTGCGCGACGGTTATGACATGAAGACGGCTCTTCGCTCTGTCAACTTAATTTTTGCAGAATGGGCCAACCGTGGGCTTAATCTGTGGACGATTGAGCAGCGCCAGCAGGTGCTGACTCCCGGTGTGTATGAATATGACTTGCCCTCAGACACCGTAGACGGCCTCTCAGCCGTGATTCGGACCAACGCAGGCCAGTCTACCCAGCAGGACATCACAATTGACCGTATAGGCCGCGCTGAGTGGCTCCATGTGCCTAACAAGTTGACCCAGTCACGCCCTGCGCAGTACTACATTCAACGCACAGTGCCGGCTAAAGTATTCCTGTACCCATCTCCTGATGCGACGCAGACATGGACGTTTGTCTACTATGCAATTCGCCGTATGGACAACGCGGGTGGATTCACTAACACTGCTGACATTTCTTTTCGCTTCTTGCCTTGTTTAGTGGCCGCGGTGGCGTACTATTTGTCGGTCAAAAAAGCGCCTGACCGTGTCATGCTGCTTAAGCAGATGTACGAAGAAGAATTTATGCGTGCTGCAGCCGAGGATCGTGAGCGTTCTGGCTTCTTTGTGGTACCTACCTACACGCAGAGGTAAACCATGGCCTATGTATCAGGCAAGTTTGCAATTGCGCTGTGCGACAGGTGTGGCCAACGGTATAAACTAAACCGTCTTATCAAGGAATGGACAGGCTTTAAGGTTTGTCCAGAGTGCTATGAGCCCAAGCATCCACAGTTGGAGCCAAAGCGTTCAATAAATGAGCCACAGGCATTGCAACAACCTCGTCCAGAGAGTAGACTTGGGGTTACCGTCTACGTCGGGTTCACGGCTGATACTTCGTTTGCAAGTATCGGGATGATGCCGATGCCGTATGCAAAACAATGGGTCGCTGCTGCGATTCTTGCACCTGTTAAAACGAGCATCACATGACATATACCGAATTAAAAGCTGCCATCGTTGCTTACACTGCTAACTTGGGATTTTCTGCTTCCGATTTAGCTACATTTACGCGTCAGGCAGAACAGCGTATCTATAACTCGGTTCAAATTGCCAATCTTCGCAAAAATGTGACGGGATCGCTGACTTTGGGTAATAGTTACCTAGCATGCCCTGATGACTTTTTATCCACGTATTCTTTGGCTATTTTTTCATATGCCACAACAACTGCAACAGGATCATCGGGTGCTTTTACGGTCACTGTGGCAAGTGCAACAAATATTCAAGTGGGCCAATACGTCTTTGGCACAAATATTGGCACTAGCGCGCAGGTAACATTGATCAACGGCACAACAATCACACTTAGCGTAGCCAATAGCGGTGCGGTGGCGGCCACATTAATTTTCCAAGGCGACTACAAGTACTTGCTGGATAAGGATGTCAACTTCATCCGTGAGGTGTACCCCAATGCACGGGGCACGGGTGAGCCTAAGTATTACGCTATCTTTGGGCCTCGTTCCACAAACGTAAATGAGTTATCGTTTATTGTGGGCCCAACTCCTGATGCAGGATACAACGCAGAATTGCATTACTACTACTATCCACCTTCAATTGTGGATGCAGAAACTTCGTGGTTGGGCGATAACTTTGATTCAGCGTTGCTGTATGGTGCGTTGGTTGAGGCGTATACCTACATGAAGGGTGAGCAGGATATGATGGTCTTGTATGACACTAAGTACAAGGAAGCACTCATGCTCTTGAAGAATTTGGGCGATGGCAAGCAACGTGGCGATGCTTATCGCGATGGTCAAGTCAAACTACCGGTGAGATAACGCATGTTTACAGCAGGACTTACCGACAGTTTCAAGCAGCAATTGCTGCTTGGGGTGCACAACTTTTCAACCGATACATTTTTGGTTGCGTTGTACACATCTTCCGCCGTTTTAGGCCCTACAACTACTGTTTATACAACCAGTAATGAAGTCACGGGCGCGGGGTACATAGCGGGTGGCCAGCTACTCCAAAACGTCACCGTGAACCTAGGCTTGGGAACAGGATATGTTAGTTTTACCAATCCTTCTTGGGCTGGAGCTACATTTACCACACGTGGTGGATTGATTTACAACTCCTCTAAGAGCAACAAGTCGGTGGGCGTATTTAACTTTGGTGTAGATCAAACGATGTTGGGGCAGCAGTTCACGATTCAGTTCCCTACAAATGATCCAGAAAACGCTTTGATTCGGGTTGTGTAGACAATGTATATACAAACGGCGACCACCAGTTTTAAGCTTGAGTTGATGCAGGCGGTGCATAACTTTGGCCCAACGTCGCCCGATACATACAAAATTGCGCTGTACACCAGTTCTGTTGATTTGGGCCCAGCTACCACGGTGTATTCTGCTACAAACGAGATATCTAGCTCTGGGACAGGTTACACCGCGGGCGGAAAAACGTTAACTATTAATCCAACCCCCAACACTGGATTAAATGCGCAAGCGGTTTATACGGCATTTATTTCATTTAATGACGTGAATTGGCCTAATGCCACCTTTACGACTGCGGCTGCTCTTATTTACAATAGCTCCAAGGGGAACAAATCGGTGGCCGTGCTTGTTTTTAATACGTTAAAAACAGTGGACAACGATACGTTTCAAATCATCTTCCCAACCCCCGATGCCAACAGCGCCATCGTGCGCATCTCTTAAGGATCAATCATGCATACAGAAAAAAGCGTAGCCCAAGACACCGTGTCTGCTGGCATTGCAGTTCGCCCCCGTAGCGCTGAAGGCGTTGGTGCAGGCGGCGTTTACAGCGTTGTTTGTCATGACGCAAATGGAAATATGAAGTGGTCTGATACCTTTCATAACTTGGTGGTCAATCAAGGCTTGCAAGACATGAACTCTAAGTATTTCAGCGGCTCCGGTTACACGGCTGCTTGGTACTTGGGTCTGGTGACTGGCCCCGGTTCTGGCAACACTTATCTCCCTGCTAATACACTTGCTTCTCATGCAGGCTGGACAGAAAACACAGCTTACACAGGCAACCGCAAGGCGGCTACGTTTGGCACAGCAACTACGGCTGATCCTTCGGTCATTAACAACGCTGTAGCCACCGGTGGAACACCAGCCGTATTTACTATGAACGCAAATGCTCAGAATATTGCGGGTGCGTTTTTGTGTTCAGTAACTTCTGGTACATCTGGCATTTTGTTCTCTGTAGGAAACTTTACCGGCGGTAACAAGACTGTGGACAGTGGCGACACATTAACTGTTACATACGAATTCTCTCTCGACGCGCTCTAATCAGGTAATGCGGTGTTCGGAGATGTTGCTTTTGCTCAGACACCCTTTGCCGCTTTAGGCGGCAATGCCGTTCTTGTCTCTTTGTCAGAGGCGGCTTCGGCATCAGCAGTATCAGACGCCCTTACCAATTATGGTGGGTTTGTAAACGAGAGTTCTACTGGTGCTAATACTTTCTCTGTTCTAGGCGGCATGATTGCTACACAGGCAGAGACATCGCAAACTTCTGCAACCCAAAGCGTTGTTGGTGCAATGCTCGCAACTCAAGCTGAGACAGCTACGGCAACAGACAGTCAGACAGCAGCGGGGGCATTCCTAGCAGCTATTACCGCTAGTGCTTCGGCTTCTGATACGGTTCGTGCCGTTGGTGCTTTGCAAGGCGCAATAAGTGAGTTGGCTTCAGCTTCAGCAACGTTCTCAAGTCGGGCAGCGTTTGCTGCGGCAGTGGCAGAAACCTGTACGGCTACAGCTTCTCAAACAGCAGTTGGCGCATTTTTAGCGGCTATTACTCAGCAGGCTACGGCATCTGCAGTGGTCACAGCTAGGTCAGCGGTATTTACAGCTATCTCCGAATCGGCTAGGGCATCCAGTACTCAATCAGCACAGGCGGCGTTCTTTGCCGCGTTGAACGAGTCAGCTACAGCACGAGACATAATGACGGTAAGCGCTGGGTACTTTGGTGCGATCAATGAAAGTGCTAGAGCGTCTAATACCCAGACTGTTCAGGTTCAGTTCCTTGGCAGTATTTCAGAACTTGCAAGAGCCGCAGACAACCTCACTGTTTTAAAAACCGTTAACGCTCGCCCAGATGGAATTCAGTTGATTGTTTCTATTGGTGACATACTTGTTTGGGGTGTAATAGATGACAGCCAGAACGCAAACTGGCAAAATATCAATAACGCGCAAAGCGCAGGTTGGGTGTTGATTTCCAATCCCTCCACCCCCGGTTGGAATGACCTACCATCGTAAGGACAAAAAATGGCTTTAGTACTAAAAGATCGGGTCAAACAGGCTGCTGCCGCGCCGGGTACAGGCACCATTACGTTGGGTGCAACTGCCGCTGGTTTTCAATCTTTTTCTTCCGTTGGCAACGGTAATACAACTTATTTTGCAATTGTTGATCCCATTTCTGGTGCTTGGGAAGTCAATTACGGTGTCTATACGTCTTCGGGTACAACGCTCACACGTAACGCCACACCCCTGTCTTCTTCTACTGGAACCTTGGTCAATTTCACAGGTGCGGTAGATGTATTCGTAACGTATCCATCTGAGAACGCAGTATGGCGGGACACGGCTGGTGTGGTGGTTCAACAGTCTTTTGGGGCAATCACGGCTACCTCTGCGGCCTTGACATCAGGCACGATTACAGGCGCACCCGTCAACGCTACCGATATTGTCAATAAAGAATACGCAGACTCTATTGCTTCAGGTCTGAACTACCATCAGCCTGTTAATTACGCATCAACTGCGGCGTTGCCTGCATACACATACAACAATGGCGCAAGTGGTGTAGGCGCAACCATTACAGCCAATGCCAACGGTGCTTTGTCCTTGGGTGGTGGTTCTCCATCAGCTACTCAGCGTGTGTTGGTCAAGGATGAAATTGGCGGCAACGCGCCTTACAACGGTATTTACACCGTGACCCAAGCAGGCACAAGCTTGCTCCCGTTTATCCTGACCCGTGCAACTGACTACGACACAAGCGGCACAGGTACAAATGAGATTGATGCGGGTGACTATGTATTGGTTATCTCAGGTACTTTGGCTTCTACAGCTTGGGTTCAGCAAACACCCCTGCCAATTACTGTAGGTACAACTGCGCTGACATTCTTGCAGTTCAATGCACCTATTACATATTACGCAGGTACAGGTCTAAACCTTTCGCCCGCTACCACATTCAACATCTCCAATACCGGTGTTACGGCTACCACATACGGCTCTGCTTCTGCGGTTCCTGTGGTGACATTCAATGCACAAGGCCAAGCCACGGGTGTTACCAACACTACGATTGCGATTGCTGGCTCTCAGGTATCTGGGAATATTTCTGGTCAAGCTGGGTCTGTGGCGAATGCGCTGACGTTGGGTACATACCTGACTGGCGGTACATATAACGGCTCTGCTGCTGTAACAGCAACCGTTGATGCAACTTCGGCTAACACTGCATCTAAGGTAGTGGCTCGTGACTCGTCTGGCAACTTCAGCGCGGGGACAATTACAGCCACATTGAGCGGCTCATCTACAAGCGCAACAACAGCGACAAACCTTGCAGGCGGTGCAGCCAATCAGATTCCTTACCAGACAGGTTCAGGCGCAACATCGTTCATTACTGCGGCCTCGGGCACAAACACAGTTTTAAACTTTAACGGCTCCACGTTCTCATGGTCTGCCGGAACAATCTCTGGCGTACCGCTTGGCTCTAACTTAAACAGTTTAACGGCAGGCACCTACCTGACCGGCACAGCGTACAACGGCTCGGCTGCACAGACATGGACAGTTGACGCGGCATCTGCAAACACAGCTTCTACCGTTGTGGCGCGAGATGCTTCTGGTAACTTTAGCGCCAGTACGATTACGGCGAGTTTGAGCGGGAATGCAACGACTGCTACGACAGCCACCAATCAATCAGGCGGTACGGTCAATGCGACTACGGGTGCTTTTAGTGGTGTTATTACAAGCACGGCGGCGGGAGGAACAGTGCTTAACATGGCGGGTCAAAGTGACTCGTTTGGATATAACGCTACCGCAGGTTTTGGTACGTATATTAAGGGAACAGCCGGTACGTACATATATGGCGGAGGCATGTTTTACGACGGCTCTGCAATGCGGACACTTCTTCAATCAGGCAACTACAACAGCTACGCCCCCACACTGACAGGTACAGGCGCTTCGGGTACTTGGGGTATTAATATTACGGGGTCTGCCGGAAGTGCGGGATCATCTTCCTCGGTCAGCGCCACAACTTCAACGGGCATTCAGACTAGTTACACGGCAGCGATTGACGTTACTACACCCGGCACAGCAGCGTACGGGATGGTGTTTTCCAACCAAAGCACTTCAAATTACGCGGCAGGTCTTACTTGGGCGTATTCCGGCACTAATTCTCAAGCGGGAATATATGTTACTACGTCCGGCGGTTACGGAACAAGGATGTACATTGGTACAACTGACTCGTTTGCCACAGGTGTTCAAACAGCACTTTCAATTAGCGAGGGTGGAATAGTTTCTACTACACGAAACTATTTTCAAGCGACAAGCAGTGCCCGCGCCCCCATCTTCTACGACAGCAACGACACCACATATTACTTAGACCCCAATTCAACTACTTCAGCAATCCTTGCGGGTAGTGTCGGTGTTGGAACTTTATCCCCCGTAAACAGTGCTTTTGGCACTGCGACTGACACCAAACAAATAAGTATTCAGGGCACCACCTATGGCGTATTAAATTTACGAGGCACCGGAGGAACCCCTGCGTATTATTCAATGGGCGTGGGAGATGGCCGTTTTTTTGCCGCATACAACAACCTCACAGGTATCCACGGACTTACGTTTTACGGAAGTTACACGGGGTTTAATAACGTCACAAATCCCGCGTACAACATTCACCTATCAGGTACGGGTTACGCAACGGCTGATTGGCGTGCCCCCATCTTCTACGACAGCGACAACACCGCTTACTATGTAAATCCTGCTGCTTATTCATACATGTACGAAGTAGCGGGTGTGTCCTATGTATATGGCGGGTATTTGCGTTCCGGAACCAACGTTTACACAGATCAGAATTACGGCTACGGTTTAATTGGTGCGTACAGTTCATACCGCTACCAAGGCGTGTATGCAATGGGGGACGCCTACAAACTTCCCGCTGACGGAACCACTACAGGTAGCCTTTACGGTATGGCGTGGTCACACCCAAATGCGGGTGGCGTAGCAGCCAACTTAAATTCTCACGGCTTACTGTTACTGCAAAACGGTAGCTTCATGGCTGCGCTGTCTACCAACGGAACCTTCTCGGCTGACGTTCGTGGCACAATTTTTTACGACTACAACAACACCGGTTACTACATAGACCCCAACGGCACATCAAGCGTATCTGCTATCGTAGCTGATAATTGGTTCCGCACTGTCGGCCTAGTAGGTTTGTACAGCAACTCATACGGGCAACATCTTTACCCTAACATCACGGGTTCATACTGGACAATGACAAGCACCACTACATATGGTGCTACTGTCTATCGTTCGGGCTATGAAGGAGGCATCAAAGGCTACAACTATTGGGACAGCAGCGGTTACGGCCTTTTGCACGGTGGCGGTGGATGGAGCATTCGTGGAAATCCAAACGCCGTAGGTGGTCAGTTCTATGGATCGTGGTTCAGCGACACAGATCTTCGCGCCCCTATTTTCTACGACTACAACGACACAAGCTACTACGCAGACCCCGCGAGCACATCGTCATTCAACGTAATCAGGTCTTACGCACTTTCGTATCAAGGCGCAGTTTCTGATAACAATACGTGGGGCATGTTTTTTGATAACGCATTAGGTTATGCTTACGCAATTTATAGAGCCTCAGGAGCTTGGACTCACCCTTACCCTGATCTACGCATAGCCTTTCACACTGGCATCCAAATTGGCGCTAATGCAAGCTATGGGGGTGTTCGTTTTTATGACGACTACGACATGGCTACAGAGGTCATGTCTGTTAACTATGGCGCTGTGGGCCTTGGCGCAAATAATGTTTACGTTAACAACAGTCTTGTGGCGGGGTCAAGCCTTCGCGCTCCCATCTTCTATGACAGCAACAACACTGGGTACTACGTAGACCCCAACGGCACTTCAATATTAAACGTACTGAATTGCTACGGCAACGTCACAGCCTACTATTCTTCAGACATCAAGTTCAAGACAAACGTGCGGGACATCCCCAACGCTTTGGAAACCGTGGAAAGCATTGGCGGCAAGCTGTTTGATTGGACAGATGAGTACATTGAAGAACATGGCGGGGAAGACGACTACTTCATGCGGAAAGAAGACTTTGGTGTAGTCGCCCAAGATGTTCTAAAAGTGTTTCCGGTTGCAGTTCGCACTAGACCGGATGGCTCACTCGCGGTAGACTACGAAAAGCTCAGTGCTTTGGCCTTTGCTGCCGTGGCCTCATTATCAACTCGTGTTAAATCTCTTGAAGCAAGGATCTAAAAATGGCAATCACATACACATGGGCCGTAACAGGCATGAAAGTAACTACAGTTGGCTCTGA